TCTCAAGGATCTTGCGAAAGCCAATACTGAGAAGCTTGTGGCAGATATTCTGCTCAAGATGCTCGGTAGTGGTGTACTTGGCAGTACCGTTCTTCCCCGTAAAGGGGTGAAAGGTGGCCTCGACACGCATGTCGCTATGACTCTGCACACGTTGCAGTGATGTAGTGATATTCGCGGTTGGCGACATGTGTCGCCAACGTTTTCCAAGCTGCGTGGCTCGAAGAATACCCCCTATATTAGGAGGTCACTTGAAAAGCGACGTAAGCTACTACCTAGAGTTAGTGCGTCTGATCTATATAGACTCACACGCACGGTGTCCCGCTGATTTCTCTGATTTACGTGACTTAAAAACTATTGAGTCACGGGTCGAACATGAGGGTATGTCGTTTCTTACGATAACCCTTCCCAACTTCTGTAAAGGAGTTGAGGCCGCGCTAACGTGCGGTTTTATTGACCCTTCCTGGCGGTCTACCATTTTTAGAGGTTTTCCGTTCAGGGGAGCAGGCCCGGCTTTTTTGTCAGGAGTGCTCGGTCAGTTGTTCGACTATGAGAGTGGAAGGATTAACGATGAACAAGATTCAACTTGTAATCGAGATATTGCCGCCTATGTTGATTGCATTAGACAAATTTGTCTGGCTTTCAAGAAAGTGGAGCTTGATTGTACCCCCGCAAGGGAGTTGCAAGCTATCTCGAATTTCACCGCAACTGAGCAATTTCTTTCAACTGCTTCAGTATCGAATGAAGACCGTGCTAAATTTCTGCGCGTGTCTTCTGTGCTTTGGGATAATCTTGTGTATCGCTTTCGCGATCTTGAGCTTGTTCCGAGGCACGGTCCCGGTGCTACAGCCGAGCGAATATCTGGAAATCAGAAGTACGCCTGGCGAAGCTGGTATGAGCGTCTCGACAATTACTTCCCTCTTCACAATAACGCTTATGTTTTTGGCGCGATTGGGTCGAGAGAGGTCGAGTTAGTTACGCTCGTTCCAGAGGAAGAGGAGCTCCCTGTTAGGGTAACTCTTGTTCCGAAGACGTTGAAAGGTCCCCGTATCATTGCTATAGAACCCGTGTGTATGCAATATGCACAACAAGGGATTCGAAGCTGTCTTTACGAGGCTATCGAGTCATACTGGATGACATCCGGTCACGTGAATTTCCGTGATCAGACCGTGAACCAGAGTCTGGCAATGACTTCGTCACTGACAGGTCAATTAGCAACGATTGATCTCTCGGATGCAAGTGATCGTGTTCGACGGTCACTTGCACTTGAGATGTTTCGCGCGTATCCTGAGTTTCGGGATGCGATCGACGCATGTCGGTCGACTAGCGCAGTTCTTCCTGATGGACGGATTATTTCGCCGTTAGCGAAGTTCGCGTCAATGGGTAGTGCTCT